AATGAAATGAAACCTGAAACACGTATCAAGATCGAATACCGCAAGTGGTGCAAAGATACCTTCGACAACTACAAGGTCAAGGATTTTCCATGCCAAGGGCGAATGTTTGAAATATGGCGGGCAGCTTGGATTGCCTGTGTTAATTTTTATGGGAGTACCAAATGAAGTACAGAGTACAAGTAGTTATGTCCTACTGGCAGACAGTAGAGGTCGAAGCCGACAGCAGTGCCGATGCTGGAAACAAAGCGTTCGACGAGTTTGACATTACCAAAGCCCGTGTCGGGGAAGGTCAGACATACGACACCGAGTTGATTGACAAGGTGAAGTACGTAGTTAGAAACCACAACCACACAGTACTTGGTGTGTTTGACAACGAGCATGACGCTGAGAAAGATGCCAAAGAGTATCGAGACCAAACAGGCAATCCCGCCTATGTAGACAAGGAGTACGGAGAATGATGACACCATGGGAAAAAACAGAAAGAGTAGTACTTTTGTTGTCCGTAATTGTACTAATACTGGATCTTTTATACTGGAGACCCTATTGACAACTGTCTACTCTTGGACAAATAATATTCACTCAAGGAGAAAATAATGAACAACCCACCTTACGACACGGGTAAGGTCAAGATCGGCTTGACCTACTCACCCCCACCCCCTGAATGTACGCCTGAGTCCGACTGGATACAGGGCATATTGCTTGGCGACAAGCAGGGGATGGATGATCTACTACTCACCACAATACAGTCCATCGGACTCATTGCTTTCATCGTTATCGTCATGCTACTAACTGGAGGAACCTCAAATGCCTGACATGCAAACTGCCCTTAAGACAGCCCTTAGCAAGACGCTACAAGAATGGGACGACGATGGGGAAAGTTTTCCCCATTCTCCTTCTGTCCAACCAGTGTCTGTACCGCCTACACCACAACCAACTCAGGGAATTCCCATGAAGAAAACTTTTAACGTGACCAACAACATCTCTCGTGTAACTTTCGATTACATCAAGAACAACCCCGGCTCGACACGCAAAGAGATCATTGAAGCACTAGAGCATCAAGGGTTTGCAGGCGGGTCAACATCAAGCCTGATTGCACAAATGCGACGCAACCAAATGATCCACGAAACCAACAACGCCTACTACGCAGATGTACCCGAGTACCGCCCAATCAAATCGCTCAAAGCGCTCAGGAAGCTGGAAGACGCACTAGCACCAGCCAAGCGTAAGTACGAGAAGAAAGCCGTGACAGGCATCGGTGCGTTGCTACGAGAGAAGCTGGAGAATATGCCTACGCCTAGCCAAGATGCAATGGATGCTGCTGCTAGAGCGATGGAGCCCGCGCCTGTACCCAAACGCATGATCTCTCTTGTACGCACGCGTACGCCCGAAGATATCTTAAAAGATATGACTGTGTATCAGGCGCATGACTTGTATCGCCACCTCAAAGAAATGTTTGGAGGTTAATATGAGTGACGCAAGTTTTAACCAAGAAGATTTTGACCGCATCTTTGGCATACCCAAGAATGAGATCAGAGAGAACTACCCAGTATTGCGCAACGCTGTGCTTGAAGAAGTGGCGCTAGAGTTTGATGCCATGCGCATTGCCTTTGGCGATACCGCCCATAGCTTTGCCACGTATGTGAGGGACATGAAAACATGAAAGCAATAAAGCGTTGTGGGCATTGTGACGCCAAGATGGTTGAGTACCGCCACGTTTTTAACAAAGGTTTAGCGCATGGTTTGTATGAACTTTGGGCGGCTGGTGGTGGGCCGATAGGCTTAAGAAACCTGCGACTGACCCGAGTGCAATGGACTAACTTTCAGAAACTACGCTATTGGGGTTTGGTTAATCGCACTCGGCAAGAGGGTGAGTGGGCAATCACAATCCACGGGACTAGTTTTGTGACGCAAGGTACGCCTATTAAGAAATGGGTGTGGACATATCGGGGCGACACTGTGCGCTTTGATGGTGATACTTGCTTCTTCAAAGACGTACACGTACCTACGTACGAGAAACGCCCTGACTACGTAGCCACCGCCAGACCACACGGAGAAAGCCCATGAAAGGCAACGGACTTTTTACTTTAATGGGTAGCAACAATTCGGCAGTAGCCCCACAAAAGAGTTTTGGAACGTGGGCAAGCCGACGGGGGCTACTGTGTTGGAAGTGCCAGCAGACCAAACCTCGTCAGGGCGGCTCAGAAAAGATGATGGCAGGGTTTACCAACAGCCTACGCAGATTCATCTGCCAAGATTGTATTGAAGCTAAACAAAGGAGCCTGAAACTTGAAGAGTAATCACAACATCATTCGTGAACTGCTCAAGCGACACCCCGATGGTTTAAAGTCAAGCGACATAGCTGAGATTACTGGCATAGACGTTCGCTCTGTCAACAAATCATTGGAGGGTGTGTTCGGTGTGTATATTGATCGGTGGGAGAAGTCAACCTTCCGCAACACCTTAGCTGCCGTTTGGGTCGTCGTTGACGTACCTGTGAACTGTCCGAAACCAGACAACACTGGCAGGCGATCGCGTGAACGGATACGCAACCCTGCCGACGCTATATTCTTAAACAGAAAGAAAGAAATCAATGACTAAAGACATAGAAGAAACACGCGAACTCAATAACAAGCGAGCGCAAGTAGAAGCCGCAGTAGAAATACTCAAGACAGCCATGGCCAAGCAGCAGGCGGGCATCGGCATCTCTGCGCTGATGAGTTACATGTGCATGCTTGCGTACCACAATAAATACCCGCTTGAGATGATGATCGCATACATTACAACTCTGTACGAAATGCAAGAGGAACAAGCCAATGGCAGACACACCTGAGTGGAAAGTGAAGAAGGCGGTACGGCTGTTGCTTGACAGGCTAGGCGTATACCACTTCATGCCCCCTGCTAACGGCTTTGGCCGTGCAGGGATACCCGACATCATTGGCTGTATGGATGGGCACTTCATCGCCATCGAGTGCAAGGCTGGCAAAGGGCAGACTACTGCACTGCAAGACAGGGAACTAAACATGATCCTCAATGCAGGCGGTACTGTGTTCATTGCCCGCGAGCACAACATACCAGACCTAGAACTATTACTCAAGGAGAAACAAAATGAGCTACGTGGAACCTGACTTCGCAATGACAGACGAGGAGCTACAACGCAGGGTTCAAGCCATGTCAGACGATGAGCAAGAACACTTCAGGCTACTGATCCACAAGTTGGTGATGTGCTACGGCCAAGGCAAAGCGCAGGGCATTGTCATCATTGGCCGCGCTGAAGATCAACTAGCAGGAGTCGTTACCCTAAACTGTGACGAGATGGAGGCGTCGCAACTCATGTTGGCGGCAAACGATTTTTTCGGCTTTCTAAACGTCCTCGACGCACCACCCAAGGAGAATTTTAATTGAACGATTGCCCAAACTGTGAGTACCACAGGAAACGAGCACAACTGTGGCGTGATGAAGCCTACAAACAAGCAGGGCATCCGTTGCCTGAACGTGAGTGGGTTGGGCTGACATATGATGAGCAGCTTGAGCTTTACAAGAAACACGACATGGATGGATGGGGTCTTTTCTACAACGCGATAGAAGCCAAACTCAAGGAGAAGAACACATGACTAAAGACGAAGCATTACGCCTTGCATTGGAGGCGTTGCAAAGCGGAGTAAAAACGAAAGCAAATCGTTTGGAATGGATTGAATACGATTGTGAGTTGGTAGAACAAGCCGTCACCGCCATTAAAGCCGCATTAGTAAACGAAGCATTAGAAAGAAAAGCCGAAAACGCTAGAGAGTTGGGGTTGGACTATTACGTCCCTTGTTGTGCAGATCAGACTTGCCCTAAATGTAAAGCCGCACTAGAAGCGAAGGATGAGCCTGTGGCGTACATGGGGACGGACATTGAAGGCAACCCAAACAAATTTCGGTTGAATTCGTTTGGCGGGTGCATACCGCTATACGTAAAAAAGACTGGAGGTGCGTCATGAATCAACCTTGGTACATCCGATTGGGCTGGTGGTTTTGCGAAAAGTTTGGACACCCATTGCCACACAAAGGCTGGATTTATGAAGGTCAATACCACCGCGACTGCCGACTGTGCGGACGTATCGTGAGTGAGCCGTTACATGAGAAGAGCGAAACACAGCGACAGCACGTAACCGACGGATCACCTTGTTGGTGCGAACCGGAAACCAGATACACAGACCCTGAAACCGGCGCGTCTGTGATTGTCCATCGGGAGCCACAATGAAAACACCAGAGCAACTAATGACGCAAGAGGAACTTGCATTCCGTTGGAAGATTAGCGAGGCTACATTGGAGCGAGATAGATCGCTCAAGCAGGGTTGTCGATATCTCAAACTTGGCGGCCTGATTCGTTACCGTATTCAGGATGTGTTGGATTATGAAGAATCATGCACGCATGAGCCGAAAGCCAAACTCAAGGAGAAGAACAATGCCTAAAGGACTACTCGATGACATCCCCGTCTACAACGTAGACCGTGACAAGGCATGGGAAGCGTTTATCAAACGCAAGGACGTGAGGCACTTGGTAGAGCATGGCGTGTTTGACAAAGGCTTCCCGCTGTATGGCGGCTACTACGAACTGTGGTGTCAGTCTTGGGATCGGGCTTGGAAAAATGGTTTTAACAGAGGGTTCAAGTCAGGCCATGACTGGGCAAATAAGATGAACGAATCAAAGGAGAAGAATGACCGCACCCCGTGTGGGCACGAAGAAACCGTTGTTAAAGGATCGCTTGTTCACTGTAAAAAATGTAACTATTGTTTTGGAGTAGATTGATATGACACAAGATGAAATTATTAAGCTGATTGAAGCCAACGGGCTAACACTGCATGGTGACATTGAACACTTCGCGGCGCTTGTTGCCGACCACGTGTATGCAAAGTATTTGGAACCGCCTGAACCTAAACAGTCAGGTACGATTTCAATAACTGCACCTCTGCCTATCGCATACCTTTGTGAGAACGCAGTAGGGCACAAGTACTTTAGGTGGAAGAAGCCGTCTAGTACGTACAAACCAATCCCACTTTACACAAAGGAGACGAATTGATATACTGTAGATTCCACAACGTACTGGAGTCTATATGACACGTAAATCAACACCGGAAGATTTCTGGGCTAGGGTTCAAGGCAACCGTTCTGAAAGAAATGGTTGTTGGAATTGGACAGGCGCTACAAACAATACCGGATACGGGACAGTTAGCTATCAAGGAAGACGCACAACCGCGCATAGGCTTGCCGCATTTTTAACTGGGCTTGTTCCAGATATGGCGGCGCCGCGTGACAAGCGCAGTATAGGTTTTATTCTGCACAGTTGTGACAATCGACGCTGTTGCAACCCCACGCATATGCGTGTTGGTACGTACACAGAGAACCAGCTTGATGCTTACGCCCGTAATAGACGCCGCGCATACAGAGGCGAAACTCACAGCAACGCTAAGCAGACCCGCAAAAGCGTTAGCTTAATCAAAGACATGTACGCGCACGGCATATCACAGGAAGCAATCGCAAAGTTGCTGAATGTTTCGCAGACAAGCATTTCAAAAATACTAAGAGGAGAAACCTATGGCAGCACCGTATAAGCAAATTATTACGGTAGATATGGAAACCTACTGGGACACCAAGG